CACCACCTTTAGGTTCTTTAGGAGTCTTATCATAGGGAATGATAAGGTACCAAGAACCATCTTTATGTTTAGTGATAGAAGCAAAATGTCTAAGATTAAAATTAGAGTTGAAAATTCCTTCTGTATTCTCTAACCATCTCCTTGATTTTTTAGATATCTTAAGTGCAGAGTCTTTCTTGAGTCTCTCAAAGAAAATCCTAAGTTTCTTCTTATGTTGTTTTTCTGTATATGAAACAGCAAGTTTATTTACCGAAAAAATATCGTTACTACATTTTTTAGAGAGATAGTTGATCCTAAAACGTCTTATATTCCCATTTCTTAGATTAGAGAAAGCTGTTTTGATATTCTTACTTAATGACCTTACGGCTTGGACTCTAGTATCTTTTGGAACATCTGCAAGCCATTTTTCGTTATTTGAAAGCAATAGATCGTTTACTATAACAGCTCTGTGAAGATCATAGAAATTCCCGTTATTTGTTCTGTTAAAGTGTTCTACTCCTTTGTTGTAGATGTAACGATGTGCTTTGAAACACTTCAAGAATAGTTCAACCTGTTTTGCGTTGGGGTAGATTCTAATCTTCTTTGAAACAAGAGAACTATTCTGATTACAAGTTTGTGTTATGTCTAATTTCATTTCTCTCTTAAGATTCTTATTTACTGTAACGCTCAAACATGATCCATCTTTTGAACCATTTTGAATATGTTTAACACTATCTTTACGCAACGGACGTATTTTAGAGGATATTTTGGGTGAATATTCTTTATGCCAAAATGGTTTCATTCGTTTTCTTGTTATGTTTAATGTATTGTAAATATCTTTAACAATGTTTTACAGCTGATGTCAATTTATAGACATAAATTTCCAATATCGCGGATGCTGGATTTGAAGCTCTTGATACCACACTCAAAGTTATCACAACATTACGTTTTTTGAAGATAAACAAACTAATCTTAACTATTAATTCCTACAGAGTTTACGGCGTCTGTCATAAACGAAATTCGCAGACAGGTATATCTACACACAGATAGGCACCTCAGAAATAGATTGAATTTCACTTTATTATATGAGTTCCAGTCAAGAAGATCCTTAAAATAGAGACACCTATCTAAACGTATACAAAAAATAAAGCTCTTCTTATCCTGATTTTGTTTAATTGTCAAAAGAAACCCGAACTGTAGTGTCCTGAAATATCACGTATGATGTATTGCCAACTTCTTTGTTGAAGGCAGTATTCGTGACGCCAACCGAAAAGAAAAACACCTTCAGTTTTTCTGATTGAGAAGAAAGCCTCTTTTCCCCAAACACCTTTGATTGAAAAGACCTCTTCCATATTATAATAATTATCGTCTTTTAATTCCTTTATTTTGTGTAATTCAGCTTCAGGTTTGTTAAAATAGGTCAGGATATTCTCTAATGTGGAAAGATTAGGATTGTAGAGATATATAGGTTCGTACGAATATCTCTTATCACTACATAGATCCGTCAACACATCAAACGCCATTAGAAATTTATATGGTAAGACAATGCACAATTTCAAGTTTCTAAGTTTTTCACATGGATATACTCAAAGTCAATTGCTCTATTTCACCTTCAATATGGTGAATTAAGTATTGTAAGTTATTTTATGCTGTAACTCTCGGTTAAGAGGTTGAAAAGGGAACTATGCATGATACACGTTTCGTATTTTTCTTGGATATTGCAACTTTCGCAACACAGCCACCTACACCCCTTTACTTTGCAATACCAATAATCTTCTCCTGCATTTGAGTCAGGCTCTCTTTTGTGACATCTATCACAAAAGAATATGGTGTCATGACGTTTAAAAGATAGCAGCCACTCTGTTAAAAGGATGTATTGTTCTCTACACTCAAGTAAATTGAATTGATGAATGATTTCTTTTGATACGTAATCGTCTATCACGCTTTTTGTTATTCTTGTAATGATTCCATCAGGATGTACGACGTATTGCTCTCTACTTAATAATAACTCAAACATGTAGAGTTGATTATTGCTTTTGACGATACGTACTTTTCTTAGAGATTCTGCATTAAATGTATCATCGTATTTGTCTCCATCAGTAAGAAATACGATGAGTAAACCTACTTTTTCCGCTTCACTTAGTTCAAAGAAATTCATACGTACATAAAATCTGTAAGTGATTATATGAGTTCCAGATAAGAAGATCCTCAAGTACCGATACGTATCTGAACGTACGCAAAAATAAAGCTCTTCTTATCCCGAACTTGTATATTTTGAACAAGCTTACTTTGTATGTTAGATTTCCTAGTTTTTCATTAGCATATTGTATAGCGTTTCATGTCGGTAACAAGTCATCAAATAGTTCCTCCTCTTGAATTTAGCATGGGGAAACTCACGCCAATTGCAATCAGCACAAAATGTAGCTTTACAACCTCGTACTCTACATTTAAAATACCTTTCCCTGAAACTACGAAAAGTAAATAATCCACGCTTATTGCAACAATAACAAAATTTTATATCGTCCACCACATTGCACTTTGTAAAAAAAATTAGAATGAGTTCGAATTGTGTGCTATGACGAAGCCTTCCGAAAGAGTCGATAGTGGTTAGGGGTACATGTACCAAGGCTTTTTCTCTTGTGAACTCGTACTTGTCAGTCTTGAATACACAGATTCTATCTTTTTCTTGTTCAAATACAAGCATAAGAGGATCTTGATCTTCGCTATGAGATAGAAATTCTATCAACAAGCCGAATTTCTGTCGTTTAGTCAATGCGTCAAAGTCAAATTGCATAGGGAATTTGTTATATATGGTTTCGTGGTCTAGTTACTCATATTTCTAAGTTTTTATAGAGCTCCAGAAACAGGGTGTGCTCATCACACATCGGAAAATCGTCAATGTCATTTTTTCTACAATCCAAGCAATATCTTGTTGTGCAACTCTCTACATAACACATGCTATAACTATGAAATCTAATACTGGTTGACATCATCCCCAATTTACGTCGAAAACATCCGTTACACCACTGTATGATACGCCGTGCGTCTAAAAAATCGCATAAGATAGACTGTTGTTTGCCGAAACTCATACGATTAAACAAATCAATCTTATCTTTCGAGACGTATTTTAACGTATCTTGTCTTGATAGCTGAGCATAAAAGAACCCGTAACCAGTACTTGTCGATAACGGCCATTTTATATCTGACCCGTCAGATACATAAAGAGGCGTAGCCATGGATACTGTGTGTCGACGTATTGAATGTAACAGTGTTTCAAAAGGCTAGATCTTTCTTCATAGAATTCATCATTCACCAAAAACTCAATCAATAATCCAAGTTTCTCCAAGTTAGAGCAATTCATCCTTACTTACGGCGCTCATTACTCATCTTTTTATTTGCGAAAATTTATGTGTTTTTATGAATAAAAAAAATGAACTTTCCAGCAAAATATTCTACATCCGCTGACGCGTGTTTGTTTTTGAATGGAGGACAATCTGCATTTGCCAACAAGTATTTAAACGCCAAAATGGAGTCGTGTATAGAGTCGTTCGATGAAGCTATAGATAAAGCTGGAGGAGGTAACGATTCTGATAGAGCACAGGGCGACATTAGATATATTTGTGGACAATCTTGTGCATACCAAAATGTGTCCCCTTTGAGGCGTGATTGGATGAGCTATGACCCAAATTGCTATCCTCGATGTATATTTGGTCTCAATGTAGCTTCAGGTAAATTAGAACAGGATCCTAGTCTTGTGGGAAAAGGGGTTAAAGCATTTCAATCGCTTACACCAGAACAAAAGCGTGAATTCATAAAATCATTTGACGATGCGACAGGTATGAAATTGGATCGTTTACCATTACAAAACATAACTCCCGAAGAGTTACAGGATCTGCGTAAACATCTCGAAGAAAATTACAAACCTTATTCTCCTTTTTACAGTGATAACAAGACGAAGAGATCGAATGTGTTAATGTGGTTGATTGTATTGTTTGTAGTGGGTGTAATAATCTACCTCCTATCAAAATAACAGAGTTTGAGAGAGTTTTGTATACATATTGTAGTGTATACAAAATTTCGCGAACTTCGAACTTTTTGTTTTAATGTGATGTATGGTCATATGTAAAAAAGCATGGCTCGTAAGGAATTTGTACCTTCGAGAATCAAGTATAAATGGTCAGATGGAGAAGGGCGATTGCTATCCGCTGGCGGCTTATTACCTTATGATGACAATGGGGTATGGGTCATAGAAGAGAGACGTAACGGGGGACCTTTAGAGTGGAATGATATAGGAGGGAAATACGAACCTGAAGATGGTGATATCTACGCTACGATATCACGAGAATTCTCTGAGGAACTTTACAACTCTACGGACGGATGTTTGACCAGGAACATATTGAAACGATGGGTGAAAAGCGGCATGTGTAAAGTCGCATACGTTAATGGGTATCGAAAACAACCTGTCTACGTAGCGTACTGTGTGAATGTTGGCGTATTGAAAACCGTCGGTATAAAATTAGATCCCGAAAAATTTGAGAAGAGGAGGAATAAAGTAATATCACAGAATCCGCATGTACCCGAAGTCTATTACGGTGCTGTAAAGTTGCGGTATATTCTTTTCGATAACATTCCCGACGAATGTAGAAAAATGTCATATAGGTTACGCAAAGTCATCGAACCGATTACACCGATACAGTACGTAAATTTTCTTTCTCATATCAAAGAAGAGACTCCGTTAGAACGATTCGCGCATATATCTCAAGAAGTCGTGGCGGGACCATCATACGCCAGGGAATCCAAACCACGAAAAAAGCGTACGCCCTATTTTTTCCCAAGAGATAGGACGCTATATAATCGGAATCCTTCCTATACCCCCAAGATTCTCAAGCGCGGTGAGAAGTTAGAGTAGTGAGAAATAGAATTTTCTTTTCATAATTGGAATTATGAAAAAATCAAAAACTTATAGGCAGTCCTTGTACAATCCATTCAAAATGCAGTATAATCCGGATTCTGGGTGTTACGAAAGAGAAGGGTTTGATCCCGTAAGAAAGACGGACATACTGGAAATCATTAATTCGTATAATTATATCCCTAAATATATTACACTTGTTTTAGAACGAAGAGGTATACACAATCTAGAAAATGATGTCGAAGGTTTCGTAGACTATATATTTTTTCTTGATTACCCACATCTTATCGAGTCGTTATTTATTGTAAGCGAGATGTATCCTGAGCGTATAAGAGAGATCATTAATGGTAATTTTAGTATAGTTCGTACACTCCTAAACAAGAGCATTTTAAGGTCAAAGTACCCTGAAAAAACTGTGGGATATCTTTATATGTTGGGTTTTGGAGAGACTCCAGAAGTTAGAAGAGAACCTTGCATAAGCCTAAATTTGGACTTTGATTGGGAATATGACTTGAAACTGGATTTTAGATTGTTGTGTTGGATGTCGATCTTTTACGTAAACAAAAATCAGGATCTATTTACTCGTATACTTCATACATTCTTGAAATACGGAATGTCGTTGGATATACTCGGAGATACTACTGTAAATTACAATAATTTGCAACTAGCGGAATACTGTTCTCATAGAATCTTTAATGAGCCTTGTAAAGGTGGTAAAAATGGGTTCACGCGTTTATCTTCGATGTACTATCGCTTTATCTATGAAGCTACCCTTTTTGATAAGTTAGTAAGCATTCTTCAATAAATTCAAACTTTTTGATTTTATGAGATTGTGGTGTAGGTGCATGTAAAGTCTATTGAAAAGCGTAGTGTGTTTAACGTATACGTCATAACTTGCACGTAACAGATCCCCATATTTTTGATTAAATACCACAGGAGGAAGCACGTCCTCTAGACACCAACCCATACCAAATATCAATGACATCACGTAATTGAATTTGAACACCAACGTAATATCTTGTCTACAGCGCATCACATATAGATAGTTAAACACCAAATTAGAACAAAGATCACGAACATCATCAATTCCCATAAGTAATACAAGGTGTAACCTAAAGTGAATATCTTCGAATGAAGAAAGTAGGAGATGACCCTCTATGGGCAGAATAGTATCAGAGAGTAATTTATGTTTATGCACCTTTGACAAGAACTCGCTCCTTATTTGGTGCGTCATAACATCCAAAAACCCGTCATATTTTGACGCTACAAGCATTAAGAGTTCGATGGCTGGAAAATCGGATGTAATGGTACGTTCGATGGTTTTTGAATAGATTGAAGCGCAAAATTCATCGGGATTCGTAGCGTAATCCCCAGATTCCTCTATGAGTTTTATCAAGATCTCTTCGTAATTCTCGCATTTTTGCTTAGTGCGGTCTACCAAAACCTGCAATGACAAATTCTTGTATATAGGATTTGAGAATTTACAGCCATCAAAAGTAGACATGACAACACGACAATCAACCTATCTTTCTTGGTATATGTCAATTCTTAGTTTTTTATTAGGGTTTTATGTAATTTGTCAAATAACGACATATCGACAATATATCTACTATATACGTTGTGTAATAGATCACAATCAGTAATAAAGTGAGTGGGTGACATACAGCACGAAATACACCACCCATCTCCATTAATTCTGTACCCTCTTGTTGTTCCAACTTCTTCAGATACACAACTTTCAAAACAAACACGTTTCAAATAAAGATCAATCAATGAACACGGTTTTGTAGTTGTGTCGAATATCAATGTTAACACAACCTCCCGGTTCGTTTCAAGTTGCGAACAATCCATCTGAGCCCTAAGAAAGCCAAAAGATTCCACCATTTCAGAATAAATATCGACGACGGTGTATCCCATACTCAGTAAAAGGTGAAACCTGAAGGGTATGAACGAAGCATTTGATAAGAGCAAACAGCCTGTATAGCACAACAATAACCCCGCATGCGATTTAAGACCAAGGATTGAGACTATCTCCAAAATTTCACTCCACAGTCCTCTTGGTGCGATGTCGTATTTTTTGGATATCAAAAACAAAAATTCGATGGCAGGAAAATTGTTCGCGTTGTCATCGTGCTGTGAGTGTACAATCGAAGTCAAAAAATTTAGCTTGGTGGTATAGAGATCGTTATTCTCGAGAATGTCTGCAACAACCCGAGAATTACCACATACTTCTTTTATTTTATCCATAACAGCCTGATTTGTAGCCATATCGTCATTACGAAAGTCTCTGTAAACTAAGAATTCAAATTCTTAGTTTTTTCTTGCAACTTATGGATAAATCCGTTCTTTGGAAAAATGCTGAATACCTTTTCTGACGGGTAACATGCCCATATTGCCTGGGAAAACCACGGCACCGATCAATGAGCTACCTCTTACGTAGTGTACGTCTGCAGGTCTTTCATAGGCTGGTGCATGAGGAGGATATCCTACGTATACGCCTTGGTTGGTAGCGGGAGGAGTAAAAGGAGATGGATAGTCAAGATAAGGACCGTACGCTGTAAGTCGATCTTCCAGAGAAGTATATCCGTTTCCCTGTCTTTGGTAAGGCGTACGATGCGGATTGAATGGGTTATTGTAGATCGGTCCGTAATCCCCAATCACGCCAAATCTTTTTCCAAAATAGGGTGTCTGTAATTGGCCGACGTTGTTATATTCAGGGACTTCATTGCCGGAGGGCGTATCTGGCGTATACCCCGCCTGAAATGTCTTATCATAGTGAAAATCCGACATTATAAGCAAAGACGAGTTCTTGTGATGTATTCGAAACACAGTATTTATAACTTGCAGAAATTAAAAGTGAGAAACTAAAGTTGGTTTGTGTGGTTTAAAGTGTACCATTACCTTAAGCCTAAAAGAATGAAACTCACTTTGTTGAATTTTAGGTGTCACAAGAAGACTGTCTTGGATATACCCGATCAGGGACTCGTGTTACTCTCAGGTGATAACGGTGTCGGTAAAACTACGATCTTTAAGGCATTGACATTTGTGTTATATGGCTGTGTAAAGAAAGTATGTAGTTGGGGAGAGAATTCTTGTGAAGTTACGCTTGCACAATCCTCTCCAAATAAAGAGTGGGTGATCGTCATTAAGCGTATCATAGCCCGCCCGAATAAATTGACAGTACGCGTATCAGGACCAAAGAAAACGTCAAAGTATAGCGGTGACGAAGCACAATCCGTTATCAATCAATTTGTCGGTTGTGGTATGATCTTGTCGGATGACGGTCTTGAAAATGCGATGCCTATCACTTACTCTAATTTCTTGGCTTCGTCTTTTGTATACCAACGTCAGCGTAATTCCGTTATTTCGATGACACCTCTAGAACAGCTTAAATTCATCGAAAGTCTTGCGTACGATACGGAAAAACACTCTACTATAAGACAATTGATCAAAACGCGTATCAAGGATCTCAAAGCGCAAATTCCGCTAGAGCAGTCTACACTTGCTGCGACAGAGAGGGAATTAACTTCGAAAACAAAAAAGGTAAGTTCTATCAGCGAACCCTCTTCTGAAATTCTTGAAGAATATGGAGATCTTGAACTTGCTGATATTGAAGGCGCATTAACACGTATCACCAAAAAGACCGCCAAGAAGAGGGAGGAGTACAAAAAGGTATCCGCTCTGTATGTTGAGGCGGAAGAAGAGGAGAAACGCCAGAAAAAGATACACGACAACGTCGCGAAGTTAGAAGCGGAGATCGGCGTGTATAAAGCACGTCTTGATGCGATCGGAGAACAACCCACAGAAGAGAAAATCAATGAAAAGAAACAAGAGCTTGAAGAGACCACCGAAAAGATAAGTTTTTACGCGAATTACAAAAAATACAAGGAACTTGCAACACGTATTCGTGCCATGGAGAAAGAGCGCAAAGACACCTTATCACATGAACTTGAAACTCTCAAAGGGGGAGTAATTGGAGATATTGAAATCGAATCGCTAAAGTCTAAACTTCAAGAACTTGAAGCGTATCGAGATTCTTATACACCAAATGTGGAAAGTAGTAGTTCTGGTAATCACACCATCATTCTCGAGCAGGAACTTCAGAATATCTACACTGCTGCAGCAGAGTTATTCCCAAATCGTACAGGTAGTCGTCGTAAACCAGCAACGCTTCTTGAATTTTTCCATGGCGAGAGAAAGGCATTTCGATCTGGTCTTGGAAAGACTGTTACCGAAATTAGGAAATGTGAAGAGGCGATAACCGCCTCCAAACTTAACAACAAGTTGGTGATCTGCCCTTGTTGCAGGGAGGAAGTCGCTATCGTACCCGCTGTTAAGATGGTCAAATTGATTAAGAAAGAAGAGATCACAGCATCCTCAGATCCCTCTAAAGTTTTTAAGATGCCAGGAAGACCTAAAAAAGGGGGCGGTAAAGAACCAGGTAGCCTCGAAGATAAACTTTCAACACTTATTGTTGCACACGATAATTTTAGAGATCAACTCGTAGCAACAGAGATCCTTATCTCTAGGCTTACATCTCTCATCGCGTTAAGTACGAAATTTGGAAGTACTTCACCAACATCAACCTCATCATCTTCTTCTTCTTCTGAACCTCCAGATCATCAGGAGATCTCTCGTATCACTATGTTACTGCGAGACCAAGAGCTTCTCAAGAAAAAACTCGACGCATTATCTACACACTCTTCTTCTCCTAAATCTGCTGTTCTTATCAACGATATTAAAGAGGCTAAGAGACTTAAGAAGTTGCTTCCTGAAAAATATACTCCGATTACAGAGGAAGACTATGACGCTTATGTAGAACTCATTTCAATATATAAAGCAGAGATTGCGGAAATGTGGTCAAAACGTGGAGACTATTCCGCCAACAGTCGCGAGATACGCAACCGAGAGTCACAGATGCAGAAACTTTTGGCCAATCTTCCTGATAAGAAAACGAACACTAAGGTATCTCAAAAGGGAGATTTGTTTGCACAGATAGGAAAGATAACAGAGAGTCTTGGTCATCTCAAAGATTCGGCTGACGATCTTAATGAAACATTACGTATTGTAAAATCAATTCATGCCTATAATCTATTACAGAGCGAAATTGACGCTTTACAGGCAGAGGTAGGGGAGATTAACTTAACAATAGAGAAACTCGTAAAGTCGTTGGAGGGTGCCAAAGGATTGGAAGAGTCGGCGAAAGAAGCCGAACTTTTGTCCATCAGTAAGGTCATCAATGACATCAATCATCACTCTGAAATCTACATTGAAACATTCTTTGATGATTCCATCAACGTACGTCTTGAAAATATACGCGTTACGAAAGGGGAAGCCAAATTACAGATTCACACTTCGGTAGACTACAAAGGTCACTCTACCTCATTCGACCAACTCTCTGATGGCGAACAACAGAAATGTGAACTCGCATTCCTACTCGGCGTAAACGATATGTTGGGTGGAAGAGTGTTGGTCCTTGACGAAACGGTAAATAACTGCGATAGCAACATAACATTAGAGATCATGGAATGCCTTCGTCATCTTAAATCTTCAAATTCAAAATTCAATAAGTTAGTCCTCGTCGTAGCCCATCATGTGCCTACAGGGATCTTTGATTACATCATTGACGTCGCCAAATACAAATTAGATTAATTAAGTTCAACTTTCATATCCTGAATTCAGGATATGAAAAACTATAGATCAACGAAGTTTTATCAACATGATGTCTACACAACTGATGAATTTCGTGCATAAGGACGGTCACGCGTTTGAAGAGGGAGAAGTGGCGTACGCTATAAGAGGGTTATATGCTGTACGTGTTGTAGCACCCAATAAACGTACTTATCCTTTTGATGAATACATTTCATTCTTTTTTGACTTTGATGATGGCCTTTGGGCTACAAGAGCAGTGAGATTACAATGGAAAAGGGAACCTCATACGCATCCGCATTGTACTCTCTTCAAAATGTTACAAGAAAACTTAGAAGTTAGGGACATACAATCTTAGAATTCGACGAAATGAAGATCTCTACAAATCAGTCTGAACTATGGAAATAAGGATGTATGGATACGTTTTACCTCATGATACCGTTGTGTATTACGTGGACGTTAACGCTAATTATATAAGAAGAAGTATAGTTAGTAATTCTATTGAGCGATTTTTGCGCTATCTCTATGTTTACGATTACTCCGATGGTTTATACGCTGTACCTGCCGTAAGGGACGCGTGGCGTCATAAAGTCCATCTTCATCCGCACTGTACGCTCTTCAAAATGTTACAAGAAAAACTTAGAATCTGAAAGTTGACGAGGAATGATTATGTCGTAATTCGCTATGAAATTCAGACGCGTAAATAGCGAATTAAAGTATGGGAATCAATTACCTGTAGGTACCGTTGTATATTACATCGCTTCATGGAACATCGTTGTTAATCCTACCCGGCGGAGTGAGATAGGTTTTTCAAAATTCAACATTCTAAATTACGCCTTTGTTTACTTTCCAGCCGATGGTCTATATGCTACGCATTCCACAAGAAGAATATGGGAGCAGAACATTTGCTTTCATCCACACTGTACGCTCTTCAAAATGCTACAAGAAAAACTTAGAATCTGAAAGTTGACGCGGAATGGCGAACCATACTTAACTTTACTATGGAACAGAAACACAATATCTTCGAAATTAAATTTGAATCTGAATTACCCGGAGATACGGTTGTGTATTATAACAACACATGGAACCCTACCGTTAACACCGTGCAACAAAGTACAATAGGTTCTAGAAATAACAAAATATCGCGTTACTACTATATTTACACAAAGTCAGATGGTCTATACGCTACGCGTTCCACGAGAAGAATATGGGAACAGAACATTTGCTTTCATCCACATTGTACGCTCTTCAAAATGCTACATGAAAAACTTAGAATCTGAAAGTTGAAGTAGACTTAACGACGGTAAAGATCGCTATGGAATTTGAACAACCGATCTTTGAATTAAAGTTTGGATATGAGTTACCTGTTGGTACTGTTGTATATTACGCCGATACTTTGAGCACTGTTGTCAACTCTGTACAACAAAGTACGATAGGTTCTACAAGTAACAAAATTACGCGTTATCCTTATATTTACAAGCCGTCGGACGGTCTATACGCTTCGTTTTCCACAAGAAGAATATGGGAACAGAACTTTTGTTTACATCCGCATTGTACACTATTCGAAATGCTACATGAAAAACTTAGAATCTGAAAGTTGAAGTAGAACACAACAACTGTAAAGTTCGCTATGAAATTTGGATACGAATTGCTTGTCGGTACGGTTGTGTATTATTTCGATATATCGAATCCTGTCGCTAACCCCATCCGACGAAGTACCATAGGTTTAACAAGTGACGAAGTTATGCATTACCGTTATATTTACAAGAATTCAGATGGTCTATACGCTACGTTTTCCACAAGAAGAATTTGGGAACAGAACGTATGCTTTCATCCGCATTGTACGCTCTTCAAAATGCTACATGAAAAACTTAAAATCTGAAATTTACGATGACACACAACTACTAATAAAACCAATATGAATTTTCTTAGTGGATACTTGTTGCCAAATGATACTATGGTGTACTATGTCGTAGGAGTTAACAGTCCAAGAAGGGGTGTGATATCACCATGTACAAGAAATTTCAATTATTTGTTTGGTGAGCCTCCGTTGGGTGACGGACTCTACGCTACGTATGCAACAAGATGCCTATGGCAAAATTTTAGGTATCTTCACCCGCATTGTACTCTATATGAAATGCTACTAGATAAACTGAAAATTTAGGAATTATGGATTTGGGTGGTTTATTTTGCATTGTGTTATGGAAAGCATTGATGGGTATTTGATCCCTTCTGGTACGTTTGTGTACTACTTCAAAATGCGTTCTGGAATGGGCATAATTAGAACTGCAAGCGATAATGAAAAAATAGAACATTTCAAGTTTATTTTTGGTCTGAGAGGCGATGGTCTATACGCTACACCCGCTGCAAGATATCTATGGGACGGCGATGTAACTCTTCATCCGCATTGTACTCTCTTTGAAATGCTACGAGATAAACTGAAAATTTAGGAATTATGGTAGGATATATTTGGGGTAATGGAAACGTAACGATGGAAAGAGGTTATATCTTTGACGGTCATGAATTGCCCAAGGGTACAGAGGTATACGTTTGTTGTGATTACTTCCATAATTTTGTATATAAAAGTGTAATTGACAACGTCGGTAACGATAACTTTTATTACGTCTATCATCAAGAGCTATACGCTACGCCTCAAGTGAGAGCAGTATGGAACCATAACATCCATCTTCATCCGCATTGTACTCTCTTTGAAATGCTACGAGTTAAACTGAAAATTTAGGAATTTGGGATGTGTAAGTTCTTACAGAGACTTACAGCATTAGATACCTTATTATACTTCTAGTATTTCACCACTACTAAAGTGAATTTCGAACTATTTTTGAGGCATCTATCCGAGAATTAGTGTAAATCCACTGTTAGGTTACTGGAAAGTAATGGCTGAACTTATAATACCAATAGGTAAGGAGGTTTATTTTTGGTACTGTGGTTTCATATTCAGAAGTGTGTTCAGAAGTGTAGTAGATTACCAATTTCTCGATAACTTAATTTTTGTTGAGCTTTCAAAAGACGGACTTTACGCTACACCTAAAGTAAGAGAAGTATGGAAACGTAACATCCATCTTCATCCACATTGCACCCTCTTTGAAATGCTGCAGGATCAACTGAAAAGTTAGAAATTGTGTTAGGAATGATATGCAGTGGCTGACGAATACATGGAACTACCAAATTTCATAACGGTTAATGTTTTCTACTTTCATTATCTCCATCATCGCATATACCAAACAGTAATAAATTGTGAGAATCATGACGCGATTAACGCACTTTACGTTTATGAAGAACCTCCCGAAGGCGATGGTCTTTGCGCCTCGCGTACCGTAAGAGATATATGGAAACATAACACCCGCCTTCTCCATCGTACTCTCTTTGAAATGCTAAGAGATAAACTGAAAATTTAGGAATTATATGAGTTCCAGTTGAGAAGATCCTCAAAGTACAGATACGTGTATACAAAAATAAAGCTCTTCATATCCAGGCCTTGTATAATAAAGTTTCTCCCTTTGCTCTTGTAAAAATGGGTAATGAACGCGGTGTATTTGTACTTGGCCATGATTTACCAGATGGCACGGATTTGTACTATTTGGATTGGTCAGATAGTATATTGAGGGATATAACACCAAATACATCATCGCAAAGATTTTGGTTTATTCACGAAACGCTTCCTGAGGGAGATGGTCTTTACGCTACGCCAGCTGTAAGAAAATTTTGGAGAATTAATAGAAGTATTCATCCGCATTGTACGCTTTTTGAGATGCTACGCTCTATTATCGATATTGCATGAAAAACTATATGATATGCTCTTGTGAATTGGAGATAGAAGTGAATATGGAAGTAACACTTGGCTATAATTTACCTCTTGGGACTGAAGTGTACTACCTGGTAGTTTTCCAATAGAAAATATAATAATCTATCACTACAATTACGTATACAGTAGTGATGGTCTTTGGGCTACGCCTAAGGCGAGGAGGTACTGGGAGAGACATCCTACAGTACATCCTCATGCTACCCTCTTTGGCGTGTTGTATATTCAGCTTTTCAAATAAAAAACTTCATTTTAAAATTTCATGACGTTTTTATATCTACAAATGTTATGTCTTTTCAATATAGGAACGGACATGAATATAAGGGATATGAATTACCTGAAGACACGCTAGTTTACCATTGGACACCTAATAGCGTTGATCCTGAAAGAGAGGGTTTTATAGGTAAATCGTATATTTCTTTTCCAGTCGAAAAAACATTTATAGTTTATTTTTATTATTACGTATATGAAAGCGACGGTCTTTGGGCCACGCCTTCTATGAGGACGTATTGGAATAGACATCCTACAGTACACCCTCACTCTACACTTTTCAGTGTGTTGTATCATCAGCTTTTCAAATAAAAAACTACGATCTTCACAACGCAAGAAATCTTATCCTAAAAGTTTCGTTGTTAATGGAGTTAGATATCAAATTTGGTGAACAATTACCAGATGATACACCTGTTTATTATATCTTGTCTGTCATGTTTCCGGAAACTGACGAAAGGCATGTGTTTTGTACACATGCATGTAAAGTAAAATCCATGCTATTTTATTATAGTTCCGAGGATGGGCTATGGGCTACAATTCTTGCAAGGAATCATTGGAAACTTCATCCAGCATCTCATCCGCATAGCACACTCTTTCAGATGCTAAAAACTAGAATTGGATGTATTTAATCTCTTGATTTCTTACAGTTATGGCGCAATCTAAACTTGCTTTCCAGTTACCTGATGAACTACTTGTATATCATTTCGAGGGCGAAATAGATGAGAACGGATACGTACATCTTGCACAAGTACGTACCACAAGTGCGATGACAATTTTTTACTATATACCAGAGGATGGATTATGGGCTACAAATATCGTAAGGGCCTATTGGAAACTTCATCCAGGTTCTCATCCGCACGCAACGCTCTTTTTCATGCTAAGATATTCGTTCATAAAACTTCCAGATGCTAAAAACTAGAATTGGAGATATATGAGTTAGGGATAAGAAGAGCTTTATTTTTGTATACGTTTAGATACGTATCAGTACTTTGAGGATCTTCTTAACTGTAACTCGTATAATTTCTATTGCACCTTACGAAGTGCAATGATGGAGTTTGTACTGAAATCATTTTGTGAAACTACCAGATGCTAAAAACTAGAATTGGAGATAATTGATATTGCACTTTACGAAGTGCAATGATGGAGTTTGTACTGAAATCAGTTCATAAAACTACCAGATGCTAAAAACTAGAATTGGAGATAATTGATATAGATTTTGCACTTTGCGAGAACGACTATGGAGATAAAATTAGTTAGTGAATTACCTAAAGATGTTTTGGTCTTTCATTGTATAGGTCTTGGCCTTTCCAGTGGTTATATCGTCGAACGCGTTCAAGATTTTAGAGGAGCAGAATTTGTTAATCGCTTTAGATGGTGCCCCAAAGATGGATTATGGGCATCTAGTGCTGCAAGGCAATTATGGGATATGTATCCGCATTTACATCCGCACTATTCCCTTTTCAATGCGCTATACATCCACCTCATGAAAAATTAAATTTCCAAAGTCAGACTAGTTAATTGATATCGATTTTGTTCTTTACGAGAGCGACCATGGAGATAAATTTAGTTAGTGAATTACCTAAAGATGTATTAGTCTATCATTGTGCTGGCCTTGGTCTCTCCAATGGTTTTAAAGTTGAAAGCGTTCAAGATTATAGAGGTAAAGAACATGCTAGCCGCATTAGATGGTGTCCTAAAGATGGATTATGGGCCTCCTGGGGTGCAAGACTTATATGGAACACGTATCCGCATTTACATCCGCACTATTCCCTTTTCAATGCGCTATACACTCATCTCATGAAAAATTAAAAACACCGAAATAGATGATGTTAGAACTTGTCCAACTCCGGGGTTATGGTGCTTCAAATGGAGTCTTACACCAGAAAATATATAGAAGAACTACCCGAAGATACAGTGGTGTATCATTGTGCATTTACAAATGTAGAATGGATGCGTTATCGTGTTGAAACAGCAAAAGAATATACATCAAATATAGATCATCTTACTATGGAATTCCTATTTCATCATAAAGACGGATTGTGGGCTTCTTATGGTGCAAGAAATTTATGGGATAGATATCCTTATTTACATCCGCATTACACTCTTTTCCATGCTCTATCCCTTAGGTTCCCAATAGTGTAAGTGTTAAGGCTTCGCCTTAGAGTATCGTACTGGAAAATCCAGTACGATACGGATAATAACACCGATGAGATTCGAAAGGATAGTCCCACCTCATAAAAACTTAAAAACTTGAAGCTATTTTACACACAGTAATTTGTATCCTGATTTCGATGAACTTGTATCTTGTGGAAGAACTACCTGAGGATGTTATCGTATACCATAGGGCTTTAGGGCGACACAATCGAGGATGTTACTTTGAAACAGCAGGGGAGTGTTTGAAACGCGAAGGTAGACTTTCACCCCATTTGGAATTTCAACTTCAAGGTGGACTATGGGCTTCTCGTGCTGCCATCGGATATTGGAAGTCTTACCCATATTGTCATCCACACTATACCCTTTTTGAAGCTTTGTACACCCATCTCATGAAAAATTAAAAACATAAACACCATTTTGAGGTACCACATCATATTTGAACTTGTAAAATGACGCGTCTTTTGAAAGATCTACCTGCAAATATTAACGTTTACCATCGTATAGGCTTAGGAAATAGTGACCGTCTTTGTAATGTCGAAACTGCCGGGGAGTGCTGCGAACGTGAAGGCAGAATGCTTCCATTATTTTTGAATTTACATCTCCAAGATGGTTTATGGGCTTCTCGTGCTGCCATCGGATATTGGAAGTCTTACCCATATTGTCATCCACACTATACCCTTTTTGAGGCTTTGTATACCCATCTCACGAAAAATTAAAAATTATATATACATATCTAAAACTTAGACACCACCTTGAGATACCTTATAACCCGTTGTAATCCTAACTTGCATAATGACATGTATTGTTTGAACAAACTACCTGTAAATACTACAATATATCATCGTATAGGCTTGGAAAATCGTGAATTTGTTTGTAATGTCGAAACTGCAGGTGAGTGTAAATTTTATTTTACACAATTTTTGTGTTTCCGACTCCAAGATGGTTTATGGGCTACTGGTGCTGCAATTGATTATTGGCAAAGGTATCCTCATTGTCACCCCCACTATACCCTTTTTGAAGCTTTGTACACCCGTCTCATGAAAAATTTAAAATAAAGGAATTCGCCTGGAATGTCACTCATATTATAATGACTTACTATCGTTTGGATGAACTACCTATAAATACTAAGATCTACCATCGTATGGGCATGGGGGAACGTTGCGTTGCTTTTCACGCTGAAACAGTTGGAGAGTGTTTGAAACGCGAAGAAGGTAAACTTACATTCCTTTTGGAATTTCATCTTCAAGATGGATTGTGGGCTTCTCGGGCTGCCACCGAATTTTGGAAAAAATATCCTCATTATCACCCTCACTATACCCTTTTTGAAGCATTGTACACCTATCTTTTGAAAAATTAAAAATTAAGAAGACCAAGGTTCTTCTGTAACGTGTATAAATGGAATCTCATTATAGTGACGATTTGGAAACTCGTAAAACTCGTATTCGTAAAGTTTTGAACAAACTACCCGATGATACTTTAGTGTACCACTGTATTCGCTTAGGAGATTATACGATTGAAACTGTGAAGGAGCTTTTGACCTTGGACGATGATATTCCTTTTTTGTGTTTTGACGAATGTCCTAAAGATGGTCTATGGGCTTCTTGGGGAGCAAGAAGTATATGGGACAGATTTCCTCATTATCATCCGCATTATTCCCTTTTCGATGCACTCATAGCCGTCCTTTAGAAGTTCATAGGTAATTAAGTCATTGCAAAAAACTACATTTAGATAGACTATTACTTGTCCAATTGATGTGTGTAAATGGCAAAAGTCGGTAGTAAGTTACCTCCTGGTACGACAGTGTACTTTTGGTCACATGATCATTTTCATGTGATCAGGTACGTACTACCTGAAAAACCAAAATACGACTATTACCAATATCATCTACCAGCCCAAAAATACATTTACCAGCCAGACAGTGATGGTCTTTGGGCTACAGCGATAGTCAGAAGGTGCTGGAGGAAAAGACCGTCATTGCATCCCCATTCTACCCTTTTTAGCGTATTATACCATAAACTTCGCAGAGAAATTGCAAGTATCGAGTGATATATACAAGTTCCAGTTAAGAAGATCCTCAAAGTACATATCCCTTTGGTTCCCAAAATTATCGGTGTTATAACACCCATTGGATTCGAAAGGATACGTACGCAAAATAAAGATTGTCTCAATTACAAGTTATGAATAAAGATGTCTTCAATTTTTAGCTCCTTCACTTGTATAAAGAATCATAGTTTGGTATGTCAAAATACGAATGAATGAACGAATAATAGGCTTCCCCATATCACCTGACAACTACAATGTTTTCAAGACGAGTGACCTAAAACATCTTCTCTTCGTCGTAGCGGAATGTGAAGAAGGGTGTGAAAAGGCGTACTACAGCGTACTTAGTTACCCAGAATCTTTTACAATAGACTTGAAAGAGGAAAATCACACCTCATCCGATATGGACAACCTTTTATCTCCTTCTTTCGAACTTCCAAGTGACGTCAAAGAGTACTTGACTGATCACGTAGACACTTATTCATTTTACAGATATATCACTATTAAACCCGATAGGATGATTATTACGAATGGAGATAACGTATTACTAGTTTCACATGATGGTATCATTGATAAACTTGAAGACAATACATCTTCCTATCAAATAGGCGACTGCGATAGCGGATTTTATACTTTTAGTAATGGAGATGTCTTATTTTATCATGCTGGCGATGTATCCTCTTATATATTAGTTTCATCGAATGCGATCGTAACCAAAATGCCTATTTCAAGAGTGATGAATGATGAATGTCCTCGAGATGATTGTTTTTGTGCTGAGTGCTTCCAAGAAAATTCGTACATAGGCGGTGATGAATCATCCGTAAAGTCGCAGGAGTATATAGACCGATTATGTTCGTACGTTATTAAAAATTGTTAGAAATTCGGCGGTTTTCTTATCGTAACGAAAAAACGTTACGATAAAATTATATTGCAAGGTTTTATTTGTTAAGATGATGTGTTTGGGTACGATCGGCTTTACGAACGCCATGTTGAAATCTTAAAACTCTACCATTTTTGAGGGTAATGGAATCGATACGAGATGCGGCATATAGAAAACGTATAGAAGTAAACTCGACGACATCTACGCATCGGTCACATATAACGCGGTTATTGTCAATCGTAAAGTTCTTGAAACATTTTTTGCATACGGCATGTTTACAAGGATTATACATGATCTCTACATAACGCTTCTTACATCGACACATCAATTTCTTACTCTTGTCATCTCGGTCAAAACGACTTAACCCTTGAAGATGATGGTCTGTAGAACTTGTTGCTATGGGAACTTGTTCTTCGTCATAGAGATCGTACCAAGGATATCCTTTCTTGATGTAATCGTGAAACGTTATTTTGGGTCGAGGAAGGGGTATAGGAAAAAGTGCGCTATTCGCAATCGTAATTTTACTCACCCCAGGATAACGGGTATCGTAATCCTCAAAGTAACCTCTATAAATTTTCTGACGGATGAGACCACCGACACTCATACCCATTCTAGGTTCTAATTCCGTGTCGCTTTCGGCCGATCCTCCTCCACGAAGGCGTAAAACTAGATGAAGACAAGCAAAGGGTTGGATATTGTAGTCGCTTAAACACATACGGTCTTCAAGTTGACGACCTGCATAGATAAGTCGTTGTTGGTCGTACGGAATGCCCATCACCTTATTTACGAGCCACTTCAGTTTTGATATCGTGAACGTATAGAAAAATTCGTTGATGTTGAGTTTGACGACTTTTTTCGTGAGATTGATTACGAAAAGACACCTACCGTAATCGTAGCCAAGACGATCCCCTTTTCGTATACCGATATCGCGTAAAGTTAAAGTTTTGTTATAGCTAACCTTTCCAGGAGTATCCCTTAGGTTCCCAGCATGGGAACCATAAGATGATGTACTACTCGTCGCTTCGCTATGAGTAATCCCATCGGTGTCACGACACCGATGGGATT